GGTCATTATTGTCAAACTCTACTTGCTGGGGCCAGTACCCTGTCGCTACTAAAACTTGGGCTAGTGCGTTTCGGTAGGTACTGGCACCGTAGGGCGGTCTGGCTCATCGTTGACAACTTCGAGCAACACCAGCTTTTTAATAAAATCATCTAGGACTACCGGCACGGTGACATTGTGTTGTTGGCATGCCTGGTGTGCTAGATACGCCAAATCTTCAATGCCGATACCGCTGGCCATGTCGCTGGCTTTGCGTTTAACTCTGCGTTCCCACGAAACAATGGTGAAAAGGTTGGTGCTTACTTCTACAGGGCCTTCGCCCTGGTCGACTCTAAGTGTTAGCTGCATGTCGGGCCTTTGCTGTTGGGGTTGCTAAATCAGGAAACAACGGTGGTCAAAACGCCACCCTTAAACGTAATTGAAATAGTGCTTAATTCGCCCATAGTTGCATTTATGACAGGAAGGCTTTCTAGGAAAGTTCCCACTAATTCAAATCGGGGGCTCGTCGCAGAGGCAGTGGTCAAGCCTGCAACGGTGTTAGAAACCTTGACTGTGGTGGTGGTGCCAACTAGAGCTGCCAAAGTTGCGTAGGTTTCGCTGGCCGCATACGACATGTACAAGTCTAAAGTAATTTCTTGGTTAAACAGGCCAGCAGTAAAGACACGGCTAGTGCTACCAAAAGCGGTTGACTCTAGGGCTTCGGACATGTTGGTGACCGTGGCGCTGGTGCATTGGTCGGTCAAGTCAACACTGTTGACCATTACGCCTGGGTTGGAAAGGTAAGTCGAAGTAGCCATGGTTAATCCTTTTTCGGTTGTGCTTTAGTTTTAGCAGATTTTGAGGCTGTGCTGTCGCTGGCTGGCTCGTCAGATTCAATGAACCCGTGCAACAGTAAAGCTTCAATGTTTGTACCGGCACCAGGCACAAACTCTGCGCCTACTGTTCCGATACGTTCGCTAATTATTGTGTATTTCATGTTTACCCTGCTTGTGCTTGTACGTCTATGGATAGGTCATATGCGGCAAAAGTCTGGCCACCAATAGGCAGATAGCCAGGGCGCCCAGATTTTACTGCCACGTTCTTTGCTAGGACCGACGCACACATGCTTAAAACGTTGCGTAAACCGTCCAAATTGCCTGGCCCTAGTGTCACTACTTTTACCGAAAAATTCATGGTAACGATGTTGTAGTTAAAGCAATCAAAACTGGGTGCGTCAATGAACACGCACGGTGGGTTGATTTTCTCAGGGTCAAAGACAACACGCATGCCAGTGATGGTTGCAAGGGTTGTTGCCAGGTCGTCTATCGACTCATTGAACAGGTCGGTGTAGACAGTCATTACGCAACCGCAGGCCGTGGGATACCAGCCAGTTGTTTGATTAACGGCGACAGGCCAGACACGGTGGCGTTACCCATATCGCTAAAACTTGCGAATTGGTCTATGGCGCCACGTTGCCTGTAAATTGAGCCGCCAAACATGATCGTTGCCAGCTCTACGTCACCGCTTGGGGCCGTAGTCAAAGAGTCCGTATAACCTGACTCTTGACGCCTACGAAATATGAAGTTGTTGGCGCTTGAAGCACACTGAGCCAAGAAAGCGGTTTCGTCAACACCAGCTAAAGCAATGCCTAGCCAGGTGCCTATTTGTGTGCCGGTCACCCAGGTGCAAGTTTCCGTGTAAGTCAGGGTGCCTTGTGGAATTGCAGCTGTGCGGTCTAGGTCGTCGCCAGCGTCATAAAACAACACCTGGTTAGGTATTGGGTAATTAAAATCAAATGTTAAATCGCCGTCACTGGTAACACCTGTAAACAGGTAGGCAGGCAAAGCGTAAACATTGTGTGTACCGTTCAGCCCGTGGCCTAAGCCAGCAAGCGTAAACGGTAAGCCCAAATTTAGTTCGGGTTCTGTCAACGTTTGTACAACAGCGTAATCATCTAAACGCTGATGAAACGTAACTTGGTAAACAGCCATGGGCGGCCAACCACCTTTCGAGTTGGTGGTCAGGCAATAGCGATTGACTTAACCTGATCACCGTCAGCGATGAACGTACTTGCATAGCCATGGTAACTAAAGACCTTGCCAAGGGTACCTGGTTCGTCTCTTGTCATGATTCCACGAATCTGCTCGTAAAATTCTATTGCAGTGCCACGAGCTACAACCATGGTGTTGTCTGCAAATGCACGGTCAACTACAAGGTTGAGGCCCAACGGGTTGAAAGTGTTCATCTGGGTAACGTTGGCGGAACCAATTCCGTTAATACCCATCAAACCTGCGACGCCTGTGTACGGGAAAATTGGTCGCTTGTCTGCGTCAAGTTGGCTACCTAATTTTTTCCATACATCGGGACTGACAAAAATGTGGTCAGGCAAGAAATTGGTGGCGGCCAAAATGTCGGTTGCGGCGTCATACAAGGCCGAAATCAATGAACTTGGGTCGTTGGCGGTAACTGTCCAAGTTGAACCTGAAGCGGTGTCGCCAGCAAGGATTGCGGCACACAACAAGGCGTCGGACTGAATCATGTACTGACCGGCAAGGTCACGCAACACAATTTCGAGCGCACCAGGTGACGTAAAGTCGATATCTTGTACCGAGAAGGTCACCTGGCCGGCCAAAGTTGTCTTAGAAATTACGTTTGAGGCAATCACGGGGGTGCGTGCAGTAACGGCGCTAAGTTCTGAAGCCTGCGTGCCAACATCGGTGTGGGTTGTCCAAGTCGGGCGAATCCAAGTCTTTTGGTTTCCACCGTCCGGCATGGCACGAGCGCCAACAGCCGTAACGACAGGTCTGATGTAGTTCAGATCTTCAAACACAGGACCCAGCACGTTGACATTTAACAATCCAGCGGAGTCAGTGGTGACTGAGTCGCCAGCGGCGGCCTGCAATGCGGTTTGGCGTGACTTCATCACTTCAACAGCTGCGGCGTTGACACGGGTCCAAACTTCACCACCGATGTGGTAGGCGGCGAGGTATTCGCCAGCGGTTGGCATACCGAAATTACGCTTCGGCTGTGCAAAAATTGGTGCCGTTGGCACTACGACTTCTTCAACAACTGCAGGGGTGTTTTCCATTTTGGGTTCTTCCTTTGGTGCTTCAATTTGTGGCGCTTGTGCCGCTACTTCGGTAATTATAGACCCAGAAAATGCCCCCTGTGGGACTAGCGACAATTCCACCCAGTCACCTTTAAGCACGGTCATGTTGCCTGCGTCATCATATTTAAATTCTGTTGGGTTGACGCCTACTGACACACTGTCAATTACACCGTCAGCTGCAAGGACTAGGGCTTCGTCACCGGCACGGGTGTTAGATACTTTGGCTGTGAAATACATGGCTTCTGGGCTGTCGACACGTTCGGCCACTAAACCAATAGCTTGGGTGCTGTCGTGGTTCATGTACAGTTTGGGCGCTTTGCCTTCTACGGGCAAACTGCCTGGCAAAAATTGCACGGTTGTACCGTCGCTGACGGTTGCAAAAGTGTTGTACGGCACCGCAATGCCTGTGATGGTTCGGCGTGCTTCACCGTCTGGGCCTGCGGCTTCGACAGCAAAAGTATTTGAAGTAAAACGAATCATGTCGCTAGTTCCTCTTGTGTGTTTTCTTGTGGTTGTTGTTCTCGTTGGTACATTTCGGCACCTTCAGTTTTTAGATAGTCCTCATAGTCCCATTTAACATAGGTGCCACGGGGCAGTTGCTGACTTAGAGCTGAGGTTATGGCCTTGGCGTACATTGACAGCCCAAATGTCCAAAGATCGGACTTGGCAGAATCGCTATTTGTATATGCGTAACTACCTGTTGAAATACCCAATAAATACGGGGGTACATTGCACAAATTAGCAATCTGCTTACTTTGATATTCGGCGGCGTCAATCAACAGCATTTTGTCAGGTGTCGCATTGGTTTCTGTGTACGTCAAAAACTCGTTCAGTGCAGCTGTCTGATTAGTTGACCGTGCCTGATTAAACGCTTCAGCCAACTGTGCCAACTCAAGAGCTGACAACGGTTCACCACCAGTTTGCTTAAGTACACCGGCAGGGATTGCGCTTGAAGCATTGCGATACCTGGCGTCTTCAAGTTTTAAAGCTGTGTTGATGGTTTGTTCTGACATAAAGATCATGCCTTGGGTCGGGCTGTAAATCTGCACAACATCGGCAGGGTCTAAAGCGCCACCGTTAAAATAGATCTCTTTTGACTTACCGAACCACACCGGACCGACAGCATCAGCAGTTGTAATTGAACCTTGGGGCAAACGGGTGGCGCTGGCCATGTAACCGTCTTTTGTGCGGCTGGTGATGTACAAGAAGCAACGGCCATAGAAAAAAAGGTCGTCA